AGACGCTCCAGATCCTGATACAGAATCTGCTGCTGGATTGCCTGCAAAGCCTCGGCCTGCTGCTGGATGATCCCTTGCAGCGGGCCCATTGCGGCTTGCTGGAAACCCGTGAGGAGTTCGGTGCCCTCCTCATCTAGACCGAGTGCGTCTGCGAGCCGGATAGCCTGTTCTTTGAGGTTAGCGAGACTGATGGGTGTGTCCGAGTTGGGCTCTGCATTGCTTGCCTCGGAGTCCGTCTCGGTCTCATCGTCCAGGGTACCTTGCTGGCGTTCACGCAGCTTACGGTCAACATCTGTCTGAACTTTGCGGCGGTGCTCAGCAATCTGAAGCAGCCTCTCGTCAGACAGTGCATCTAGATCGTCGATCTCCCACCCATCGCGCAGGAGGGTGTTGATCGCCGATTCGAGTTGTTCAGAGAGCGGTTCGTCGTCGCCTTCGTCGTACGGCGACTCTTCGTCGGCTTCGCCCTCTGCCTCCTCCTCTTCCGTGTCCGATTCGTACTCGGACTCGTCTACAAGATCGTCAGGATCCGGCTCCGGGTCAAGCTCCATGAGCACATTGTCTTCGTACTCATCGAACGCCTGGCGAATCTGGTCGCTGCTCATGCCCTCAGGGCTAACCTGAGGCTCGGCTTCAACAGCGGCGTCTTGCGTGTCTTGTTGCTCAATATCAGACATAGCCCTTATCAGTCCATTGCATCGTAGTAGGTCCTAGCGCCCTCCTCACCGCGCGCACGTCGCGCGCTCTCGTGAGCCTCCTGCATGTTGCGGAAAATAGGACGCCCTTTTTTGTCGAATTCGCCCTTGTGATGCTTCCAGTTCCGGGGAGCCTGGTTGCTCACAAACGCGTCATTCCTGCGCACAATAATCCTCGGGTTTGATCTTGTCACTTTTTGTCTCCTATCTTCTGCGGCCCTGTCAACAGTTCCACTTTCGCAGGGCCTTGTTTATACGCGAGTTCGGGTCGCTAGCCGTCTTTTTGCTAGTCAGCCTGGCCTTCATGCCGCCCATGCGCTTACAGAACGATTTCCTGCGCTTAGCTGGCTTGCTGCCTTTCCGCAGCTTCGACGGCTTAGTCGTGACTGCAGTGCGCAATTTTGAGCCTGGATTAGCGCGACGATATCTAGCAACGCCCTGAGCGGTCAGTCCACCACTGGGGTCCTTGTCTCCGCTCTTGACGGAGAAACGCTTGGGCATTCTCTGTCGGCGAGATGCCATTACCGCTTAGCCTCTCCAACTGGCGCCTGCTGCTGCTGTGCCTGCAACATCTGACCCATCATGCGACCTGCATTGGGCAGATGGTTAGACGGCTTTGCAACCTGCACAGTCTTAGCCGGATCATTGCCCGCTTGCCTCTGGAGCATTGGCGTGCCGCTCTTCATCGCAGCCATAGCCTGCGACTGCTGCATCCTCTGAAGGTCGTCCGAGAAGCGCTTCAGTAGCTCAGGCCGCACAAGCTCTGGCAGGTCGGGCGTGTTCATGGCGTTTCCGATCTTCTGGAAGTGATCTAGCCACGGGTAGTCCGGGTACTGCTGCATTGCTGGCAGCGTGTTCATAATCATGGTGTGCATTTCCATGGCTCGCTTTTGCGCCATACCCTCCGACGCGCGTTCCATGCTGTACGGTTCGATCTCTAGCTCCAGATCCTCGAACCCGTAGCCCTCGTCTGTGTCATGTCCACCGCCCTCGAAAAACGGCATGACCTCAGGAGGCATACCTAGCTGACGCCCCATCTCGCTCCCAAGTGGGAACACGATGCGGTCGTCGTGGTACATGTAGAAGGCGACCTTCTCAAGCAGCGCAGTCACTGAATCGCTGAACGCTTGCTTGATGTACGCAATGCGCGTGTTAGCTGCCTCCGACGCGATGGTGTGTTCAGTAGCCGTTCCGGCACCGGACACTGCTCCCCGAAGCGCTTCGTCCATTCCAAGCGCACGATCTGCGCGCTCTCGGCACGTGGCGATCCAGTTAGCCTGCTGCTCGGTTTGCCCGCCAAGCTCGAACTCCTGAACCATCGCGCGACCGTCCTCGAAAGGTACGACTGCGACATAGTCATGTCCTGTGTCTTTCACAAGCTGCGCCGTACGCGGGTCGTTGACCCCGACGATACGCTTGTGCTTCATCATGCTGTTGCTTGCCGCGCGAACGTGCTGGTTCAGGTCGTTGATCTGCGACTCGACCGCCGTCAACGGGCTCAGCGGGATAGGGCTATCCGGCACCTTGTAGACGCCAAAGATCGAATACGGGCCAGTACGGGGTCCGTAGTACGGTCGTGGCTTACGGATGTACTTGCCAACAGGCTGGGCGCCATTAGGCCCGACTACCGAAGCCAGCGTCAGGATCGTCCCGTGGAAACCCATCTCAGGGCCTGGGGACTCATCGAGTTTCATGTCAGGCACCCAGATTTCGTACACCGTGATCTCGTCGCGATCCGGGTACTTGGCGTCCTTGCCGTCTTTGGCATACGCCTCTGATGCCGCAGCCTCCCGAATTGCCTCCTTGTCCCAGCCCTTGCCGGTTTCAGCCATAGCCAGCAGGTCTTTGCGGCGGCGCCGGAACTCGTGGCCCATGTACAGCGCGTCGCTCGGGCGCTCACAGCCCGGGTCAATGATGAACTGCTTTTGGCACACACGCTCGACAACTGGCCACATGGGCTTGCTCGGCTCCTGCACCTCTTTCGTAGGGAGGCTAACCGAGATGCCGTTTGCGTCGGCATAGCTCTCCTTTACGACCGCAACCCCAAAGCTAAACAGCATGTCGGTTGCTAGCTCGACCAGACGCTTGCGCAGTACGCAGTCGCGCACCCAGCGGTTCAGGCCGTAGCGTATAGCGGTAGCAACATCATTTGCAGGCCCGGGCTTGCGGCTCTGCACTTGCACCCTCGGGTTGTCGAAGATGAGCTTCGGGATCATCAGCGACACGTACTCGTAGTACGTGTTCTCAGGCGCGTAGTCGCTACCGACGCTGTATCCGTCCTTGCGCCACGCGGGTCCCCGAAACCGCTGCAGCTGCTCGTCCAGATGCTTGAGGTGCTGATTGCGGAAGCGGACCGCCGCCTGCACCTCTTCCATCAGATGCTCAGGATCGTTGAAGTCCATTCCGTGTTCCTACGATGTCGTCGTGTTTGAGAAGGGCGCCGAAGCTCCCTTCAGGATAGGTGCTAATGTCTTGCTCTACCGACATGTCCTTGTTCCACATGAACATAGCGGCATACCTAAGGCAGTCGATAGCGTGGTCACTGCAGGTCGGGTCAGGTCGTTCCTTGACCGGCTTGCCATCCTTGCTGCGCGTCCAGATGTAACTGGGTATTTCGTCCTCTAGGCAATACGGCTTCTTCTTCTCCATGCGCTCGCTGTCTCGCCCAACTAGCGAATCGCGCAGTATGTAGATACGGGGGCCATGATCGACCTTGCTCAAACCCCACCGCACCATGTCAAGACCGGTGCGAATGGCGTTGCGCGCCTTCCGGGCGATACGGTTGCCGTTCCGCCCCCGTGCGTGCCCTAGTCGGTCGTTGAAGACCTTGATGTACTCCGGCTCAGACGGATCGCACACGATGGCCTGTAGGTCGTAATCTTTGTGGTACTTCACGACCTTCTCTGCCCACCAGTCCATCGTCTGACCAGTTCGGTACAGTTCCGCGATTCGGTACATGCGGTCGTCGTTGACGCCCCATATCTGCAAGCACCCTGGGTGACGAAGGCCCTTGTCGTAGCTACCAAAGCACCACTTGAACTCGGGCGCGTCTTCTTTGTCGATGATGTGGACGCCAGGGTCCCACTCCTCGAAGATCACACCCTCCTCACTGGCCCAGCGTCCCTCGTAGAGGTTGGCTCGCCGCGCGCCGTGAGGCAGGTTTGCTAGAATGCCGTTGACGTAGGCGTTACCACGTTTTGTCCAGTCGCCCTTGCTGTGGTCCCAGTAAGTAGGATTGTCCTTGTGACGAGAGAGAAGCCGCAGCCTCTGGTCCTTCTTGTGCCTGTCGGGCACCTCGCGGAAGCCCTGCGGGAAATACTGGTTCAGCCAATGGTACTCGCCTGCGGGGTTCGTATCCGCGATGCGCATCTGCCAGGGCATCACGAAGTTACGGTTTGCACGCGACAGGTACTCCCAGCTGTGCTGGTCGATCTCACGCGCCTCGAAGACGGAGATAACGTCGTACTGCGTAGAGAAGGTCTTTTCCGGCTTGTCGAGCCCGCCTAGCACGATGTGCGAGCCGTTGGGGTAGTGATAGTTTTGCCGGTTGTTCCGGCCTGCAGAGCCGTGAATAGCGGGGTGACCAGGCCACAATACTTCCTGCTCGAAAGTGACTAGCACTGATTCGGCCAGCGACTCTCTTGTTTGCCGCAGCATTAGCACGCGGATGCCGGGATATGCTTCGCACAGGTAGTTGATCCATTCTAGTAGCGCCCTGGTCTTGCCGGTACCTGCCGGACCTTCCAACAATAGCTCAGCAGGCGAGAGCGTCCAAAGCTCTCGCGCCGCGCCATACGGCGTGTAATTGTGTACGACCTCGCTCACAGGCTGTGGAGTCCTCTCACGTGCAGCTTGGCCGACCACCTGATCGTGCCGAAGTTAGTCGTCTTGATGGCGAACTCGACGAAGTAGTCGTTGCCGCCGTCAAGAATGTAGGCGTTGCCCTCCGAGTCGGTGCCAGTTGCAGGCAGCTGGTACAGGAAGTTGTAGCCGATGTCGTCGTGCCCGTCCCAATAGTCGAACTCTAGAGAGTCGAACACGTATGCGGCGACGTTGGCATCCG